TTTTTATATTTCTTTTATTTTTTTATTAACTAAATAATTTTATTATTTTTCTTTTATTTTCATTTTCATTGAGAATATACCATTTTTTCTTAGATGCATCCCACTTAGCACCTAATATTTTTGCTTCTTCTTTCTTTTCATAAGGAACATTTAAATATATTTTTTTATTTATATTATCTTTAACACCTGTTATTCCTATTGATAAGTTTGCTAGTTCATCTGCTTTTTCATTTCCTAATGAATGTTTATCTTTTTTACCTGTATGTGCTTTTATATGTAAAAATAATATATTTTCTTTATTTTTAAAAAGTTCATAGGCATATTTTACTAACTCTTTATTGGGTATATCTTCTTTCCAACACTTTTCATTACATTTTTTTCCATAACTTGTTATACATCTAAGAGAATATGATGAATCTGATACAATACAAACTTTTTTTTCGTTATTTATATCATTTTCTATTATTTTATAAGCTTCAATTATTCCCATTAACTCAGCAACATTATTTGTCTGTTTTCCTTCTTCTATTCTTTTACTCATATTTCTATTATCATTTTCTCCAAAATATATACCATATCCTGCTTTGGCATTTTTTTTTCCATTATTAACACAAGCACCATCTGTATATACATAATAATCTATATTTTTATCATTAATAAATTCTTTTCCTACTGAAATTAAATTATCATCTTCACTTGAACTAAATTTTTCTTCTATGTCTTTATTTTCTTCTATGTCTTTATTTTCTTCTATGTCTATTTTAACTCCATTAAGAAAAGCATCATTTTCTATTTTAAATATTTTTTTTAATGGTTCTATTTTTATTTTTATATTTTCCATAGTATTTTAATAATATAAACTATTTTTAATAGTATTTTTTATTATCTATTCTACTTTTCTTAACTCAATAGATATTGTAATTAAATAAAAAAAATGAAATAAAAATGAAATAAAAATTATATCTTTATTAATAATAAAATGGAAAATAATAATAAAATAGAAAATAATAATAAAATGGAAAATAATAATAATAAAATGGAAAATAATAATTTAACAATAAAAATAAAAGAAGTTAAATTAAAAAATAATAAAAAAATATTAAAAGATAAAGAAAATAACAATTTAATTGTTGATAATTTAAATGACACTTTTCTTAACGGATTTGAAAAAATAAATAAAGAAATTTTAGAACAACCTTATGAAAAAAATGAAAAATATCTTTCTAATTTTCTTACAAGTATAAGAAATAAAAATGGAAAATATAAAAGAATTTGTATATCACCATTACGTTATGCTGGTGGGAAAAGTAAGGCAATAGGTTTAATATTAGAAAATATTCCAAAATTAAAAGAAAAAAAAATTATATCACCATTTTTTGGAGGAGGGTCTGTTGAGTTATGTTTTTCGCAAATTTTAGGTATTCAAGTTATTGGTTATGATATATTTAATATGCTTACTAATTTTTGGAATGTTTTAATTCATAACAAAGAAGAATTTTTAAATGAACTAAGAAATTTTGAAATTACAGAAGAAGAATTTACATACAATAGACATGTTTTATTGAACTATTGGGAAAAAATTAAACCTATCGATTTAAACTATAAAACAAAAAATAAAGTTATATTAAAAACAGAAGATTTAAATAAATTAGATAATAATCATATTATTCAAGCAGTATATTATTATTATAATATGACTTTATCTTATGGTCCTATGTTTTTAGGTTGGCCAAGTTCTAATGAAATTAATAAAGAAAAGTTTAAAAGAAAACTTGAAAAAATTAATAATTTAAATCTTATTAATTTAGAAGTTCGTTGTGCTTCATTTGAAGATGTTTTAGAAAACCATTCAAATGATTTCTTATTTTTAGATCCACCCTATTTCTTAGAAGGGGATAGTAAAATGTTTAAAGGAATGTATCCTAATTGTAATTTTGCTATTCATCATAATAATTTTAATCATTTAAAATTAGCAGAATTATTAAAAAATCATAAAGGAGGATTTTTAATGACTTATAACAACTGCTCTACTATCAAAAAATTATATGAAGATTGTAAATTTGAATATCCTGAATGGCAATACACTTACGGACAAGGTGAAACAAGAATTGGTAAAAATAGAGAAGAAACAAAAAAAGACAATATTAAAGAAAGCCACGAAATAATTATTATTAAATTTCCAGAATATTTTTAATTTTTATTTTACTCCTTAAAGCAAATCGTATTTTTATTTATAAATTATCTACATAATATTTAATACCTGTATCTTTATTCATAAGTAAATAAATAAATTTTTTTCCTTTATTTCCATTTAAACCAAGAAAGAAACTTTTATGGGTTTTGCGATATTCGTAAGTTATATATTGTGATATTCCTTTTTTTGAAAAATCATAAAAATCACCTTTAATTCTTCCCAAAACTAATTTTCTCCATACACATTTTTCAGATATATATTTTATTATATCATCTACATTAAAGAAAATCCATTTATCATCATCTTTATATACTAACATATTTGCTGGTTTATCACTATTATTTTTTTTTAAATATTTATTTAATAAATTAGTTACAAAATTTTTATTTAAACATTCTATATTTATATCTTTAAGTTCTTCTATTTTTCCTAAAACAAATTGAATATTTTTTCCACTTTTATTACTTACATTAAATTCTATTACACCTATTTCTTTTTTTAATATTTCACATATTGGATGAAATAAAGAAATACTTGTATCTGCTTTTGCACCATACTCAGTTGGTGTATTTATCATTTTATTATTATATTTTTCTAAAAAATCCTTTTCTATTTTATGTCCTAATTTTTTTTTAATACCACCAACTTTTCTACAACTTTCTCTTCGTTTTTCATTTTTTAACATATTAATAAAATTACTTTTAATTTTATATACCCTATATAATGTTATTTAAATTAATTCATTTATATTTATAAAAAGCATTTCATTTTTATTTATAAATATAAATTATCTCTTTCATTTCCATTCCAAAAACCTTATCAACCAAAAAATATTAATCATTTTCTAAATAGTGATTTTTAAATAAAAATAAATCAAAATAAATCAAAATAAATCAAAAAATATAATTATATAACACAATTTTGTATATTATAATCTACATTTTTTTTTGTTTTTAATAAATTTGGATTTTTATATTTATTATTTTTATTACATTTATGACATATAAAATTTTCTTTTTTTGTATCATAATTTGAACATATTACACAAACATTATTATAACAAACATAACAATCTACATAATTACAATTTTTATAATTTGGAAATTTATAATTTTCTTTTGTAATATATCCTTCAACATTACAATTGGGACAATAATCATCATCATATATTTCCATTTTTTCAATTAAAATATTATCATCTTCACTCGAATGAATATATGTTTCACCTATTTTCATATTTTTTTCACAAAATATTTTATAATATTGACTTTTATGATGTTTATATTTTTTATGTATCAATTCGTCTAATCTATTAGTAACAAAACAATTCTCAATTAATTTTTTTGGTATTCCTTTTATTTTTATAAGTCCCGCATATAATTCTAATATAACTGACACTACTTCATAATCATTATTACCAAAATAATCATGTAATACACTATTTGTCATAGGAATATTTTTTTCTATAATATTAAATAATATATCAATTGTTTTTACCATTTTATAAAACTATATAAATATATAAAATATTTTTTTTAAGTAATTTATATATTTCACTATTTTTATTATTTAATAAAAGATAATGATTTTTTTAAACAGTTTTCTACCTTTACAATTCAATTACATTTTTTAAAAAAATGATTTAAATAAATATGTATACTATGTATATAACTAAATATGGTTTTTTATAGTTGCGAAAAATGTGGTAAACAATTTAACCAAAAAGGACATTATAATAAACATATTAGTAAAAAAATACCTTGTATTAATGAAACAAAACTTAAGGAAATTATTAATGTAGTTATTAATGAAATTAATAATAAAGAAAAAATTGAATTTAATAATTCAAATGATTTAGAAGATGTTAAACATACAGAAATGACAACAACAACTATCAAGACAAAACACAATTTAGGACAATATTTTACAACTCATAATGAACTCAAGGAAAAGGTATTTGAATTTATAATGAATAATCCATCTAATATTTTAGAACCATCTATGGGACAAGGAGATTTAATCACATTTATTACAGATAAAAATTCAAGTATAACATTTGATATGTATGAAATAGACACAACAATTAAATTATTAGATAAAATACAAAAAGATAAAGTTATTTATGGAGATTTTATGAAACAAATAATTACAAAAACCTACAAAACAATAATAGGAAATCCGCCGTATGTTAGAACTAAAAAAGGGAATTTGTATATTGATTTTACTGAAAAATGTTATAATTTACTTGAGGAGAATGGTGAGTTAATATTTATAGTTCCGACGGATTTTCTTAAATTAACAAGTGCTTCTAAATTATTAAATATTATGATGACAAATGGAACATTTACTCATATATTTCATCCTCATAATGAAAAAATGTTTGAAAATGCGTCTGTTGATGTTATTATATTTAGATATTGTAAAAATAGTTCAATTGAAAAAAAAGTATTGTATAACAATAAATTACTTTACATTACAAATAGCAACGGATTAATTACTTTTGGAGAACAAGAAAATAGCAATAGTTTTATGTTTAAAGATTATTTTGATATTTATGTTGGTCTTGTTAGCGGAAAAGAAGATGTTTATAAAAATCAAGAACTTGGTAATATTGAAGTATTAAATGGTGAGGATAAAATTGATAAATATATTTATATTGAAAACTACCCTTGTAAAAATGAAAAAATTAATAAACATTTATTACAATATAAAAAAGAACTTATTGAAAGAGGGATACGAAAATTTAATGAAAAAAATTGGTTTGAATGGGGTGCACCAAGAAATATTACTACAATACATACCAATCTTGGTAAAGATTGTATTTACATTAATAATATAACAAGAAAATCAAATGTAGCATTTGTAGGTAATGTAAATTATTTTGGAGGTGGTTTAATAATGCTTAAACCAAAAAAAATATGTAATTTAAATAATATAGTATCATATATGAATAGTGATAATTTTAAGGATAATTTTATGTTTTCTGGAAGATTTAAAATAGGTCATCGTTCTCTGTCAAATTCATTTATTCCTAATGAATATTTATAAATTTAAACTCCTTATATTTGACATAAAAATTTCTTTCCAACTTGGTTTTGGTTTATGTAAGCAATCAATAAATAGTTTTATTTTTTTGTTTATATTTTCATATTTAAACAACCTATTTTTGCTCCAATTCACTTGAAATGGTAAATTATTTATATTTGGTGTTAATATTGTCAAACCTTTTACACTATTAACAATTATATCACTCGCATCTGTCTTATTTAACACTATAAAATAATAATCTTTTTTGTTATTGGTATTATATTTTTTATTTTTTAATTTATTGAAAAGTAAAACACTCATCTTACCATTTTCATAAGATTTATCACTATGAATATCCAATATTTCATCAGTGTAAGCATATACACACATCGCCAAATTACCAGTATTATCGCTTGTTATTGTTGTTGTTGTTTTTATATTAATTGGAACCCACCCATACATATAATCAAATGCTAAAATGTCATACCACATTCTAATTTTAGGTTTTTTTATTTTATAGCCAAACTTTTCAATAAGTAATCTAATTACTTCATCTTCATCAATACAACTATTTATTCTACCATCTTCATTTTGGGTTGAAAACTTAAACGCTTGTAATTTTAAGTATTTTTGAATTTTATACATAATCAAAGGCAATTGTTTTACTCTAAACATACAACCTCTAATCCATTTTTGTATTTTTATTAATGATTTTTTCATAAATTCATATTCAACAACTAAATTAACTATTAAACTTTCCTTATTTTTATCATAGTCAATAATTGATGCTCGTCCTTTTTGTCCTGTAAATAAATTACATCGTGATAAATTATATAAATTATTATAATGAATTTCTATATCATATTCTTCTCCCTTCTCATCCCAACCTAATTCTTCATTATTTAAAGATAATGGTATTAAAGGACCAAAAACTCTTTTATTTTTACAAACAAAATTAGCAACAGCTATAATTTTTCCAGTTGTTATTTGATTTTTAAATTTATTTACAACAAACCATAATTTATCACCTTCTTTAACATTTTTTAAAAATGTTTTACTTTTTGATTTTACAGCCCAAATACCTAAATTGCTACTATTTTTAAAGTTTTCAGAATCACCAACACGAATTATGTAATGTTTTGACATTTTTTAATATTCTTTTATGTTTTATGTTATCTTTTATATGATAAATAAAATATTTCATTTTTTTTTAAAAATCTATAAACTTTTTTATAATTTCTTTATAATTTCTTTATAATTTCTTTATAATTTCTTTATAATTTCTTTATAATTTCTTTATAATTTCTTTATAATTTCTTTATAATTTCTTTATAATTTC